AACTTGGCTGGTCGAGAATACTGAAAAGTTCTGCAAAGAAAAGGCCATATACAATGGTATCATGGAATCTATCGGTATCATTGAAGGAAAAGATAAGGAGAAAACACAAAATGCAATTCCAGAGATTATGTCAAAAGCTCTGTCCGTCTCATTTGATACAAGAGTCGGGCATGATTTCCTTGAAGATGTGGATGAGCGGTATGAATATTATCACAGAGTTGAGGAGCGGGTTCCGTTCGATCTGGAAATGTTTAACAAGATCACTCGGGGTGGAGTCCGGAAGAAGACTCTGAATGTCGTGATGGCAGCATCAGGTGTAGGCAAGAGTGCCTTCTTGTGCCATCACGCAGCAGCATGTCTCTCACAAAACATGAACGTTTTGTACATCACTCTAGAGATGGCGGAAGAGGAGATTGCAAAGAGAATTGATGCAAATCTTCTTGACACTGATATGCACGAACTTGAGCGGATGCCAATTACTCAGTACGAGAACAAGGTGGAAAATCTCAAGAAGATATGCCGTGGTAAATTGATCATCAAGGAATATCCCACTGCTGCAGCAAACGTCACACACTTCCGCAATCTCATGGAAGAATTGAAGATCAAGAAGAAGTTTATTCCCGATGTAATTTTTGTTGACTATCTCAACATCTGTTCTTGCGCAAGGTTCAAGCTCGGCAACGGCATGAACAGCTATACTTACGTTAAGGGCATTGCCGAAGAACTTCGTGGCATGGCCAAGCAGTTTAACGTTCCTCTGTGGACCGCAACACAAGTCAACCGCGAAGGCGCAAAGAGCAGTGACATGGAGATGACCGATACATCGGAAAGCTTTGGTTTGCCACAAACTGCAGACTTCTTCTTCGCTCTGATTGAAAACGAGGAACTTGCAGAGTCGGGCCAACTAATGGTCAAGCAACTCAAGAACCGTGGCAACGATACAACCAAGAACAGAAAGTTTTTGGTAGGTGTAAACAAATCAAAGATGAAATTTTACGATGTTGACAATAGTAACAACAATCTTGTTAATTCTAATAATACGGATGATGAAGGAGTCGGATCAGGCTATGATGGACAGGCATTCAACCCAGCGTTCGGAAAGAAAAAGAACAAGGCGGTGAACTGGACATTTGAAGGCGCTAAATGACTCTATATATTGACAAGAAGTTCGTAAATCTTGTTTCTGGTTCACTTGAGAAGTTTAAGTGGAAAAAAGAAACACTAGCCACATGTCGTTGTTTCAAATGTGGCGACTCAAAGAGAAATAAGTCCAAGACAAGGGGATATTTCTTTGAGCATAAAGGACATTATGTATACAAATGCCACAATTGCGGGTTTTCTTGTAATTTATATGGGGTTCTTGAGTCTGTTAGCCCATCACTATGCAAAGAATACGCGTTTGAAATGTTTAAGGAAAAAAACCCAGAACCGATGGTTGAAGAGCCGAAGATTCTCAAAGAACCATCTTTCACTAATCTCGGAACAAGGCTTGACCTACTCAATACAGATCATAGGGCGGTAAAATATGTTGAGTCTAGAAAAATTCCGAAAGACAAATATAGTAATTTTTATTACTGCGCTGATTTCAGCAAAATCATGTCAGACTTCGACAGAACTGGATCTAAGGAAGCCAGACTCGTCATACCATTCTACAACGAGATGGGTTCGCTTATTGGGGTACAGGGAAGAGCTATTGAAGACGAAAAAGCGATCCGGTACATCACGCTCAAAAAAGAAGGGCAAGAAAGACTTTGGTACAACCTAGATAAGATAGACCCTCGTTCTACTGTGTTTGTAACGGAAGGTCCAATTGATTCGATGTTCATTCCGAATTGCACGGCAATGCAAGGTGCAGGATGGCTTGAACAATTGCCAGCAAAGATTGAAAAGTCAAAGGTAATTTTTATCTTTGACAATGAACCGAGAAATGCAGAAATTTGCTCACTGGTGGAAAGATACGTAAATGCCGGAAGAAACGTAGTAATCTGGCCGTCTGAGATAAACAAGAAGGATATTAATGACATGGTAATTGCATATGGAGAGCAGATTACAATGAAATTGATAATCAACAATGTTTATTCTGGACTTAAGGCGAAAATGAAATATACTTACTGGAAGAAGGTTTAAAATGAAAGACGATAACGATGAAATGTCGGAAGAAGATATCTTAAAGGCCAGTGAAGCCTATTTGACCTTCGTCCAAAGGTTTGGCGAATACGTGAAAGAAATGGACCCGGATCTTTGGTCAAGAGCCCGCGAATATGCGGCAGACTTTACGAAGATTCCTGGTGTGACTGTTGAACTTGTAGATAAAGATGAAGAAGATGACACAGATGACTCAAAGCGCGGCTCAGACTGATATTAAAGTTCTTGATCATGGACATGTTCAGTTAGTTGATTACATGGGCTCAGACCTAAGTGTTGTCAACGCTGCCCGGGTCTCATTCAACAAGGAAAGTTCTTGGGACTATGCAGATAGTCATGTTCCAATTCGTTCTCTTGCAGAGAAAGATCAAAAACTGATCAAGTATCTTGCAAAGCATAATCACTTCACACCGTTCTGCCATCCACAAATCAGTGTCAGAATTAAGTGCCCAATCTTTGTCAGAGCACAGTTGGGCAAGCACCAAGTTGGACTTGTGATGAACGAGGTCAGTCGGAGATATGTCACGTTTGACCCAGAGATCTATACTCCTATTTGGAGAAGCGCACCAACTGATGGTGCCAAGCAAGGGAGCAGCGGTGCAATTGAAGATATGGATCTCTGTATTAAAATGAGGCAGGAATATGACGGCGTTGCCAAGGAATGCATCGATCTTTACAATCGTCTATTGGCAGATGGTGTGGCCCCAGAACAGGCAAGATCCATTCTTCCTCAAGGCACTTATACTGAATTTGTGTGGACTGGTTCTCTCTACGCATTTGCCAGAGTTTATAATTTGAGAATCGATGCTCACTCACAGTGGGAAATTCAAAAATACGCTGAAGCAATTAATAAAATTGTCGAGCCTTTGTTCCCAGTTTCGTGGAAAAATCTAACAACTAAATAAAGACACCACTTAAGGAGTCGCCCAATATGGCAGAAATTTTATCACCATTTCAATCGTTTATTTTCATCTCGCGCTATTCTCGTTGGCTTCCGGAACATAATCGCCGTGAATCATGGGAGGAGTGCGTAGACCGCTGGTGGAAATATTTTACAGGCAAAGTTCCTCAACTTGCAGAGCGCCCCGATGTCAAGGAAGCAATCCTTAATCTAGAGGTTCTTCCTTCTATGCGAAGTCTCATGACTGCTGGACCTGCATTGGATCACGACAACACTTGCCTGTACAACTGCTCATATCTTCCAATTGACTCTTTGGATTCGTTTGCAGAATTGTTTGTTGTTTTGATGAATGGGACTGGCGTTGGGTATTCTGTTGAACATCAATACACAGACAAACTTCCACAAGTTGTCAACAAGATTGAGAAGTCATTCAATATCACTTACGTCGTTGAAGACTCCAAGGAAGGTTGGGGCAATGCAGTCAAGTTCCTAATGGATCATCTTTATGCAGGTCGCCATGTCAAATGGGATCTGAGTAAGATTCGTCCTGCTGGTGCAAGACTCAAAACATTCGGTGGTCGCGCAAGTGGTCCCGCACCTCTTGACAATCTGTTCAAGTTCATTGTCAAGGTTTTCTACAATGCACAGGGTCGTCGTTTGACTGCTCTTGAGTGCCATGACATCTGCTGTGCCATTGCCAACGCAGTCATTGTTGGTGGTGTTCGTCGTTCAGCAATGATCTCACTCAGCGATCTTTCTGATCGTGAGATGGCATTGTGCAAGAGTGGTGCATGGTGGGAGCAAGCTGGCTTCCGTTCATATGCCAACAACTCTGCCGTTTATCGTGGCCGTCCCCCCATGGGCCAATTCCTTGAGGAGTGGACATCTCTGTACAACAGTCACAGCGGTGAACGTGGCATGATCAATCGTAAGGCTCTCCAAGAGCAAGCAGCCAAATGGGGCCGCGATGAAAACTGCGAGTATGGAACAAACCCATGCTCGGAGATCATTCTGAAGCCATTTGAATTCTGTAATCTTTCGACTGTTGTCGTTCGTCCTGATGATACGGCAGCAAGCCTCAAGAAGAAGATTGAGATTGCTACAATCATAGGTACAGTTCAGTCTACCTTCACAAACTTCCCATATCTTCGTCCGGAGTGGAAGAAGAACTGCGAAGAAGAAAGACTTCTTGGAGTCAGCATGACTGGTATCTACGACAATAAATTGACCAGTGGTTTGGAAGGCAAGCCAAAGTTGGTTCGTCTTCTTGAAACTTTGCGTGACCACGCAACAGCAACAAACATGAAGTGGGCAGAGAAGCTTGGTATCAACCCAAGCAAGTCCATCACATGTGTCAAGCCAGAAGGAACCACTTCTTGTTTGGTGGATTCAGCCTCGGGTCTACATCCAAGATATGCTGAACATTATTATCGTAGAATTCGTATCGACAAGAAAGATCCAATTTACAATCTCATGAAGGATCAAGGCGTTCCTTGCGAAGATGATGTGATCAATCCTAATAACACAGCAGTCTTCACTTTTGCTATGAAGGCTCCAAGAGGTACAATTACCACGGAAGACCTTCGTGCATTGGACCACTTGGATCTGTGGAAGACATATCAGGAACATTATTGTCAACACAAGCCATCAATTACCGTCAACTACAAGGACTCGGAATTCCTTGAGGTTGGTAACTGGCTGTGGGAGAACTTCGATGTAGCAACAGGCATCTCGTTCCTCCCCGGTGGCGACAATCACACATACGCTCAGGCTCCATTTGAGCAAATTGATTCGGCAACGTATGCAGCTCACCCAAAGGTTAAAGTTAACTTTAAAGAGTTGTCTAAATACGAAGCAGAAGACAATACTGAGTCGGCAAAGGAATTTGCCTGCAGTGCTGGTGGTTGCCAGATAGTCTGATCCTCACTCCTCGGTAGCTCAGTTGGTAGATGCGGAAAGCTGTTAACTTTCATGTCGCTGGTTCGATTCCAGCCCGAGGAGCATAAAAAAATCAAAAGATTTCTCCCCCGAAAGGGGGTTTTTTATTCTAAATATTTTTGCCATGTTGCTGAGGGCTGCAATCCTCGCATTTGTGATGGCGACAAGCACCGCTTGCAATTCGCTATCGTCTCCTCCAAAACAAGTTGAATCTGAGCAAGTACCCGAACAAACACAAGGGGTAGCGGAAGTCCCCGCGTTCTTATTGGATTCTTCGAAGTACGATTCCATCGGACTCGCTGAGGACGACCGCTACTCCTGTGTAGGTGCTATCGTAACACAGTCTGGGGATGTAATTGGTTCAGCAGTTCTTATTCACAGAAATGCAATACTAAGTGCACAACATTGTTTTGCACTGTCTGAAGACCCACCAAAATATTTTTGGACTCATGGTGGTCAATTTTTAAGAATCTCCGAAGTTCATAGAGCAAGTCCTTACATTCCTGGGTTTCCAATGAACGATATTGTTCTTTGTATTCTTGATGGAGATTGCTACGAACCACCGGCAGAACTTTCACAAAAAACTTGGGATCTGATTCCCGGGGAAGAACTGATTACAGTGGGTTGGAGTCTTGGCTACAAGAAGGTGAGCGAGAAGGGCATAATGCGCTACTATGGCTCTTTGATCGAAGATGGGGGTCAAGTCATGCGAATGCTTGCCCTAAACGGTTCAGTCTATTATGGCGATTCTGGGGGAGGAATTTTTGAAGATTCCGGAAAGTTGGCTGGCATTATATCTTTCTTGGGAGTAGATCCAGATTCCGGAAGTGTAATTGACAATGGAGCAATTAAAGTTTGTCACTATTATAAGTGGATAGATAATATTATGAAATCCAAGTTCTGCGATTGGCCTTGGTATGAAGAATAAATATCTATGTTCCACATGTTAATAGGTGTAGATTATTCAATAACGTGCCCATGCCTCTGTCTTTATGATGAGAGAAAGCCATTTAAGTTTGACAATTGCTTTTTCTATTATTTGACAAACACCAAAAAATACGCAGATAAAATTCTGCCAAATATCACTGGTGAAAGTTTTCAGGAATATGTCGAAGATGTAGATCGTTTTGACACAATTTCAGATTGGGCTATAAATCTTTGCATCGGAGCATCAGACGTTGCAGTGGAGGGATATTCTTATGGTTCAAAGGGCAAGATATTCAATCTCGCGGAAAACATGGGAATATTTAAACATAAACTTTACAAGGCAGCAGTTCCTCTTACAATAATAGAGCCGTCGAAGGCAAAAAAACTTGCCACGGGAAAGGGAAACGCCGACAAAGCATTGATGTATGAATTTTTTTCAAAAGAAACGAATACCAACTTATTGTCGGAGTTTGATCAAAAAACTTTATCAAATCCAGTAACTGATATCGTTGACAGTTTTTATATTCTTAAAGCTCTACTTCATTCAAAGAATAGTGATCAAAATTAATTACCTTGAATTCAGAAAGTGGTTTGAATTCTGAAGTTGGCGTAAGATTTACAGACTCATATCCATCTTCTGAGCCTAGGTAAAAATGACCTTGAAATCCAAAGGATTCTGCAATAGGCACAATCGGCAGTTCATCCGTTTGAATCAATACGTTTGAATTTTCATGTTCAATAACGTGACCCAAAATATTGGATTCGTGCAAAATGTTGTAAACAGTACAATTTTTAAAAATTACCTTTTGAATTTCGTAGTTCATAAAATTATTTATCTTACGTAGCGTCCACCATTCATTGTCCGTGTCTGTTCTAGACGGTCATGCATGCTTCTGGGAGCTGCCTTCTTGACCTTAGCCATAACTTCCTCCCAAGCGCTTCCGTGCAGTTTGGAAGGCGTTAAAGTGGTATCATAGGCAATACCAGTTTTATACTGACCCCAGTTTTTAGCAATTTTCTTTTTATTGCATTTGGGACATGGTTTCTTCAATGGAAGATCTGAATCTTTCATTGGTAAAATTTCATCAAATTCATGGTTGCAACCATCACATACAAATGAGTAGTTAGGCATCTTTTTTCTTTCTAAAAGTAATTAGCATATGATCAAAAAAGAACCCATAAGAAGGCTCCTTTGGTTTATTTTTGAGATCCATTTTTGCTTCTTTGGGAGTTCTGTTACCTTTATGTAAATTGCAATCTTTGCAAGCAGCAACAAGATTAACCCAAGTAGAACCTCCACCCTTGCATTTTGGAATGATATGGTCTACCGTGGCCGTTTTGTCACAAAGATCAACGCCACAATATTGACATTCATACTGATCTCTTCTCAAAATATTTTTTCTTGACGGTGCTGCTCTTCTGAACGGCAATTTTACATAATATTTTAAGATTAAAATTTTAGGTATTTTGACAATTTTTGAGACAGAGGCAACTTCATAATATTCTGTAGCGGTCTCATCACCCCAAACTTTATCATTTGACATTAATTTAAAAGCTTTGCCGACAGTGATAATATTCAGTGGGGTATTGTCTTGGTTTAACAGGAGAACCTGCTTCTTCATACCTTTTAAGTATTTATGAAAATCTAAATATTTTACAGCCATGGATAATAAACAAAATAGACAATTTTATTGGGAAGTCAAGGATTTCTTTGCCGGAAAAGCCTTGAATGAGTCTAAAAAGCCGGTTTCAAAGCCAAACATTCTAAGAGATATTAAAAATGTTATGAACTCTTCGAAGCCTCTTTCAGAAATGGAAAAAAGAGAAGCTTTTAAGGGCTATGCACAAATAAGCAAAGAAGTTCAAAACAAAACATCTCAAATGTTAAACGCATATTCTGAAAAAATGCAAGCACAGAAACCTTTTTCAAAGGGTAACGCTGCAAACTATACCACAAACATGTTTAATTTAAATGAACAACTTGCTTCTCTTTCAATGAATCCTATTTCATCTTCTTTGTCCAGAAACAAAAAAGGATTTGAATTGGAAACCACGTATCAACCTAGCGATCAATCTACGAGTGCGAATCAAAGTCAAACAGAATTGCAATCTTCTTATTCTTTTAGGGATTTAAATTTAAATTTTGGTCAACTTCCAAGAAAAAATATAATTCAGGGTGTAAAATCAACTGTTAGTGAGCCAGATGAAAGTGATGTATTAAAATCACCAACAATAGATTCAGAGAAAAGAATGTATTCCGATGTTTC